CCATTGGATAATGGAGCAGGGTACTCCGCTCCGCCAGTTCGGCCGGCACATTTTGGGAGCGCACCTGCGCCAAATCGAAGGGCCCCGGGGACGACGCACATCCTTGAGTCAGCGCGGCCAACCCCGCATTCGCCCCGGACGGGCCTGTGATCTTCTGAACCACCTTCGCCGCTGCCGCACTCCCGATCGTTCGTGTCATCATCCCCTCTGTAGCATCCGTGGTACGAGCTTGAGGTAACTGGGGGACTGCCCCGATCCCGGCGCTCGTCCCGAAGTCACGATGACAGCCGGTTGCAGCCAGTTTTCACTCGCGCCAATAGGTGTGCCGTTTTGCAGCGCTAGAGTATCTGGACTCGTGCCAACGTAGAGATTCCACCCGGTCGCATTCGCCGGGCAGGGCCCTGTCTGGACCGCAAACGTGCACCCCGAAGTTGTAATGCCGCCCGGAATCGCGGGCGCTCCCTCCTCCCCGTAACTGTTGACCCACGCCATCGTGATGTAGTACGTGCCGTCTGGCAGAGGGCCGCCAGGAGACGTTGTGACGGTTGGAGTGTCGGCCTGCGGAAGAGGATAATTCGCAATTCCGATACCGGTATCGACCAGTTTCTCGTACGCCCACCGCGCCATCTCATGAAACTGGTCCCTTTTGCCCGCGTACCGGTCGTTGAGCTGACTGTTGTACGCGTCCATGTAGACCAGTTCCAGGCTCCGTAGTGTGTGCCAGAGTTTCAAGGGCGCCGTAACCACCACCCCCCCGATGTTCGGCTGCGGCGGGGACCAGAATAACTGGCCCGTATAATTCAGGCTGGTCAGAAGCGTGGTCAGTTCCATCGAGATTTCGTCCTGCGCCAACCCGATTTTTTGTGTGACGTCGATCCCCTCCACGTTTGCTACAGTGAGCAGTTGTGAGTCTTGGGCCGACATGTCGTCAATGCTGGACGCTGGGCCGTCGGTGAACAAAGCCATAAACTGTTCCTAGCCCTTCGAGTGTGTGGTGCCCTTCAGCCGCTCCAGGTCGTCCGCCGAAACCAGCGTGAACTGGACCCTGGCGGCCGCTGCCTCCTGGTCCGCCAGGCGCTTCGCCACGGCCTGCTTTTCGCGGAACGCCATCGCATCCTTCGGCGATGCCAAAAGGGCCGCGCCATCCACGATCATTTTCGCGGCGAGTCTCGACGGCACCTCGATCAGTATTCCCGCCTTACCGCCATCCGGTGTCTCCCTGCTTATCACCACGGGAAAATCTTCCTTGATCGTCGCTACACAATCCCGAATCTTCCGGTAATAAAGCTGCAAGTCCATTTGTCTCTCCTTCAAGCGTGGGGGCAGACTCCTCGGACTGCCCCCTTCGTCCTATCTATCTAGCCCTGCTACTCCTGTTGACCGCGAGTTGACTACGTGTTCACCTGCACGCCGGAAGAGTTGCGGAGCACGGCGCAACCGTATAACACGTCCACCGTGAACTGTTGGGCCAGCGTGTCGGGCTGATAACTCATCACCACCCGCATGCCGAAGTTGCCCAACTCCGCGTACTCCGCGATTGCGCCAGTGCCCGGAAGCGGTTGCGGCAGCCGCCGGATCACCAGGCCGATTGCGTCTTTCGCAAACGCCAGGTTGTGGGTCGTCACCGGCGAACTGCCAGTCTTCGGAACGAATTGCGAACGGAACACGAAGAAGTCTTTTACCTTCCCGATCGAGCCTTCGACGATTGCCCGCAATCCCGCATCGCCCGCGGTCTGGAACTCGCTAAACCGCGGAATCTGCCGCCAGGCTGAATACGTCGCCGCGTCTACCACGATGAACTTCTGATCGCTCTGCGGGATCTTCGACAGGAAAAGCGCCGTCTCCGCCGCGTCGATCACGGCCTCCGTAATCGGTGTTCCCGGCGTGCCGACCGGTGGATTCGCCGTGAAATTCGCATACAGATTCAAAAGGTCCATCTCGATCTTCTGTGCGATCGCCGCCACCGCCGGCTGCATGTAGATCTTCAACAGATCGGGAACCGCCAGCACTTTCGTTACGTCCGGAATCTGGAACGTGGACTCGACGTGCGTGTTGAGTATGATCTGCGCGTTGCCCAGGCTCGGATTCTGGGGTTGAACCGTCCCGCCCTCGACAATGTTGTTCGCCACCATCACGGGTGGAATTGGAATGTTGACTGTGTCGCCGGCTTGTGCCAACACCGGCTCGTAACTGCGATTTACCAGGTTCCCCATTACGAGGTTCCCGACCAGCACCGGCAATGCATCCGCCGCCACCAGTTTGACAATCGCATTCGCGACATTTGCTGAAGTAATAGCTGCCAATTCAATTCTCCTGTTAAAGCGGGCCCTCCAGCCCGCTTGGTCTCTGGTTTTACGTTCTGGATTACCGGCCGCGCAGTGTCTCCGACGCCACGCGCACGATTTCCTCGCGTACTCGCTGCATCTCCTCGGCGCTCATGCCCGGCCGGATTTGCTCGATGCTCACCGATTCTCTGTTGGCAACCGGTGCCTTCAGGGTCGCCGTCATCCCGGTCCCCCCTGTGATGCGTGCTGGCAGAAACTCCGGGTTCTCTGTGACGAAAGCGCTCAGGTAGTCCCTTAGCGCTACCTCGCCGCCCTCCCCCCGAGCCACGATCCGCCCGTCCTCTGTGCGCGTGACGCCGTCCTGCACAGCCTTGTATGCCAGGTCGATCTTGGCCACGCCCAGCCGTTGTAGCTCCGATCGCACAGCCGAACTCCGTTCCGCTTCAGCCGCGACCTGCCGGCTTCGTTTGTTTTCCTCGGCCAGCTCGTTCAGTCGTCGCTCCAGTTGCTCGCGGCGCTTCCTCTCTTCCTGCAGCTCGACCTTATAAGCGGGCTCGCTCTGTGCCTGTTGTGCGGTCGAGAATTCTAGAACTACCTGCCGCACAATTGCTTGAATATCGATGTCTTCCATATCCGCCTTACCGTTCTCCAACCCCCCATCCCGGCCTTTAAGCCGCGCTTTCGATCTCCTCCGCTACCTGGTTCTTGACCTCTTGCCGCGCGTCACACAAATACTTCAAGGCCAGGCTCTTGAACATTTGTTTCTTCAAAGTCCCCGATTGAATTCCCAGATCCAGCAGCTTCTTGGCATCGTCGAGGTCGTCACTCAGATCGTTGATGTCAAACTCGTCCATCCCGCAGACATCGATCGACAGAGCATCCTTCCGCGCCGCTGCAATCGCCCACAACACCTGCCTCATGGAGTCCTTTACCGCGTCCCCATACGCTCGCAGCACTTCCTGCGTCACGCTGAAGTCCCGCTGCTTGCTTACTCCCGAGATCCGCAGGTCGCCGGCGCTCGGGGTCCCCGCCTGGTTCATTAGATAACAAACCCGGTAAATCTCGTTTTTCAGCTCCGCGAGGTTGTCTTGCGCGATCTGATATACTTTTCCCTCCGGCTCCGTCCAGCCAAAACGGTCGTTCGCGCCGAGTTGAATGTAGTAGGACTCGCCGACCATCTGATGGAACGGCCGCTCCGAATACACCACCGGAGTCGCAAACAGACCCATCGTCAACGCCCACGAAAGCGCGTTCGACTTGTTGAAGTGCTCCATCTGCAATGACGCGGACTTGTTCATGAGCCAGAGCCCGTCTGTTACCTTCATCTGAAACACAGGGACCCGCCGGAGGCATGCAAGGCCATGCTGACCCTCGTCGACCAGTTCGACCGGGCTGTCATGCTTCACTCTGCGAAAGACCCTGTAGCTCTCCCGGTCATAGTAAATCCACCGCGTCTCTCTCGCCCAACCGGAGTCGGTAGTCTCTGACTGCCGCAGATAGGATGTCCGGATCACCACCCACTCAAAGCCGCCGCGGGGATCGAAGTTCCAATTGATCACCTCGTCGGGACCGTAATCCACCAGGTAGCCCCGCGAACGCCCCGAGGCGTCCTCCTCGGCCCGTGTCAGGGCTGCCCCTTCCATCCGTGGGAAATCCACCACGATGTAACTGCTTCCACAGACCAGGGTCTGAACAAATCGCTGCCGGAAGAACTCGCTCAGCTTCGTGCCTTTTAAATCACAGTCTTTCGAAAAGCGATTGAAGAAGGCTTTCGCCCCGGCATCGTTTCCTTCGAACAGGACCGCCGGCTCTCGTCGGATCAGAGTCGCCGCGTACCAGTCGATGATCGATCCGATGTAGTTCTGATAGAAGACCCGGTTCAGCCGCTCCACGTAGACCTCGCCCGGCTCCTTGTGCCGCCGCACCAGGTATTCCGAAGCGTTCGAGCGCAATCGTTCACCCCCGGCGTACAGGTCCTTGTACTGTCTCCACATCGGCTTTCGCGCCGCATACTCCGGATGCTCCCGATCGATATTCAGCATCGTCTTTCACCCCGTCTCATTCGCCGCCTTAAAGCGGCAGTCTTTCCGACCGCTCGCCGCTATACCCGCCCTGGAACTCCTGCCACAACAGATACCCCAGAGCGTCCGATAAGTGGGTCCGCAGCCGGTCCTTGTCCTTGTCAATTTCCGCGCCATCGCCCTTGTAACAGACCTCTTCGAAGTCTTGAATCAGTTCCTTGCACTTGGGATCTATTACTAATCCCACTGACCCGCTCGCGGACAGCAGTTTGCTGTTGGTCAGGTTCACCCGGTCCTTGACTGGTGGGTTCGCTTTCGGGACACGCTCTTTCAGCCGCACGTTCGAATTCGCCGCGAAGTACTCATGTACCATTGCGTAGTCCGAGTAACCAGTCGTTTGGGACCGGCTTCCCGAAGCATCGCCGTATATCGTCACCCCGACATCGTGCCTCGGGTATCGGGTAAGGAACTCCACGCAGGCATCCCGCGTCGTAGCGTGACGTATGACGATCTCATCCAGCACCCGTACGGTGCCTCGATCGATCTGGGCGACCACCGAACTCATCGGATCCACGTTGAAGTCCAATGCCCATAACAGCCTCAGACTCGGATCGATGGTCACCGGCGTCACATTCTTCTCCCGGTCGAAGGCGGAGTAGACCCGCCCGGCTTCCATGCTGATGTAATCACCCAGAACCTCCTGCGCAAAGAATCTGGCATCGTAGCTCTTACTCAATTGCTCGTAGTAGTCACCGACCTTGCCGAGGAGGTGCAGGTTTTCAAACGGCTTCGCCTTCACAACGCCGTAGCCCGGGGTCACCTTCGCGATGAACTTCCGGTAAACCCAGTTGAACCCCTTTGGCGTCCACACCGCGAAGCCGCACAGTCGCGTAGCCTTGGGGTCCCTCAGCCTGCCTTCCAGCCGTAACCACGATTCCTCCTGCGTATAGGTCAGTTCGTCTACTCCGAACCAGGAGAGATTGGTTCCGCGCAGCCGTTCGAATTCCTCGATGGCACGAAACAATATCCTCGAACCGGTGTCTTTCATCAGCAGCGTGTTTTCGGCCTTGTTCAGTTCGAATGGAATCTCATTCACATCCAAGACCTCGAGCAGCGACGCCTGCGTCGCGTCCCGTAGCATCGGGTAGGTGGGTGCGCCCAGCAAACCCAGCCGCCCGGCATTCAGATAACTGAGCCGAATGGCTTCCTGACACAATGCTTGGCTTTTCCCGCTGCCGATCGGTCCGGAAAAACCCTTGAACCGCGTTGTCAAGTTATGAAACTCTCGCTGTGACGGTAACGGAACGTATGCTATTTCTCGGAGTTTGACGTCACTTCTGGCTCGATCCACGTGACCTTGATCTCCTTGGCATTCTCCTGTTCGGCTTCCTGTTCCAGTTGCACTAGCTTGAGATACTCGGCTACGGTCGGTTTGAAGTCCGGATCTTTCACGCGGTTTTCAAAGACTGTAATCACCTTCCCCAGCAGCTCTGAGGTTCGGATTTTCTCTTTGACCTCTTTCCACCGGGGGCACTTCCTGCATTCCTTGGGCGCCTTTTGCTCCGCTTTTTCCCTCATGACCCGTCCCCTTGTCTCCGAAACTAAAAAAGGCCTCGCGAAACCCGCGAGGCCCGCCGCCTTCTGTCTGATCTAAGACTAACATCGGCACCTTTTTGTAAATGTCGCCCATTCCTTCTAACTCACTGAGAATAAAGCGTAAATAAAATCACCCTGCCTGTGACTGAAAAAGGTTTCTTCAGCTTCGGCTCATGAAGGCCGGCGAAAACAAGGTGAGGTTCGAGGCCGCAAGCTGAAGAAACCGTTCGGTGAACTAAACCGCAGGCTTAGGCCGGCCCGAGAGGCGGTTCGGTTTGGAGGCCGCTGCTGATTGGGTATTGATCAGAGTCGCTGGAGAATGTTTTGACGCTGACAGTCGCTGGCGGCGCGGCAGCGGGAAGTGATAGGTGGGGATCGGCCTGTCGTGGCGGTGAAAGCGGCCCGGAGGAGGGAGATTGTGGGCTGGATTGGGTCCGGAAATCCGAATCCAATCGAGAAGTGCGCGAGGGGGAAGGAGTTGTGGTCCGCCGGAAGACAGACCGAGAGTGTATGCTGCCGGGAGAGCAGCATAGGAGCCATGGCGCAGGTTGGTGTACGAGGATCCTGAGCTGTCCAGCCGGAGCGGAGTGGGATCGCGACCCGGGAGCAGGATCTCAAGCGTGATCATGGTCCCGATCCCGCATTGCGGACATCGCCTCAGATCGCGGCCGGTGAGGCGGGCGTAGAATTCCCGGTAACCAATGGGTGGCGGAAGCAGATCTGAGCAGGGCGCCGCCAGGAGCCGACGGCAGAAGTCCAGTTTCTCGCGGCGATGGGAGTTGGCCAGAAAACCGTAATAGCGAATCCGCTGAAATCCGGGCGATAGCGCGTGCAGCAGGAAACGCCGGATGAATTCCTCGGCTGAGACGGTCATGGTCTTGGGCCGCTGCGGATGGCGGTAGTCTTTCCAGCGGAACGAGACCTGATCGTCAGTCAGGTCCATCAGGCGCTCGTTGGAGATGTGTAGGTTGTCAGAATTACTGAAGATTCCTGCCACAGTTCATGAAAAATCTCGCCACAGAAAGTGAAAAGATCCTACATGGCCCGCAGACAGGCATGGCTTGAGGGGAGATTGGCCTCCGTTCATTCGTTGCCAGCCCGGGTCGGAGCGCCGATCGCTTTTCTCCGTCCGAACGCCGGCTGGCGCGAACGCAAACCCTTCGCCGTTTATCCGGCCAATCTCTGCCCGCTCCTATTGGGTGGTGAGTTTGCGGAGTTCGGCGGCAATCTTGGTGAGGCGATTTAGCATGCGATCGAGAACAGCGGAAGCGGAGTCTGTTTCGGTAAGGGTGCGGCGAAACATCTCGAGGACATGCTGGGCGGACTGGATGGCTTGAAGGCTGCTGGGAAAGGTCGGCGAGGAGCGATGCGATTGAGGCTTTCGGGGGCGGGGGCCTGTGGCGTGACGGAGAACGGAGTGCGTGAAACTCGCGGTAGACGTCATCGGGCGTGAGCTCGGCGTAATTCATGGTCATCTCCGGGGAGGCATGACCGAGGAGCTTCATCAGTGCGGGAAAGCTGACTCCAGCGCGAAGCATTTCCGTCGCGTAAGTGTGGCGACTATGCCTTTGAAGACATAGTCGCCACTATCTACCCTTCCGGACTATGTCTTGTCGCGGCGTGCTGGCCCTGTGTTTTGGGGCGAACGAGCTCGTCTGCAGCGA